AAGGAGGGAGAATAAATTGTATAGTCGTACCTATTGGGTGGATCACGCCCTTAGCGAAACAAACAAATTCAAAATCACGCAAGTGAGCGGCGACGTTCACACCATCGTCCCCTACGGAACAGTTATGCAGCAGGGTGTTCCTCAGGACGCAGCACATTTCAACAATATCGAGGAAGCTCTTTCGGCTCACGAAATTGCCCTCGGTCTGCATAGCAATGCGCTTATGCAGCATATGGACGAGATCAAGAAAAACGCGGCTCTCGCGGAAGTCGTTGACAAGCTCCATACAGTTGAAACAGGAACGGTAACGCTGACGAACTCGGCTAAATATCCGTTCAACAATTCGCAGAAAACGGTAGCTCTCGCGGCACAGAGAAACACTCCCGCGTATGTAGTTATCACGGAGGTCAAGTCCTTCGTCGGCAACGTAGGCGAAATCGTTGTATCTGACATTCTCGCCAACGGCTTCAAAATCGCTTTCACAGGTAGCGCAACGAGCGTGACGGTGGAATATAAAATCTTAGGAGGATATACAAGATGATTGTAATCGAAAAGAACGAAGGGGCAAAAATCCCCTACGACGTTACAGGAACAAAGGTGTGCTTCGACGATGATCTCACCATCAATCTCGCAAAGCGCGAGGAGGACGATCCTGTTCACATCGACGTCTGCCACGATGAAGACGGTGCGCTCGTTATCGGTGCGGCCGCAGGCAGAACATACGTAGCCGAGATCGACATTCCTGCAAGGGAGTACGTCGATAAAGAAACCGAGGAAAAGGATATGGACGGTAAGCCTGTTATCGTCCGCGAGCCGCTTCCTCTCGATATGGAAAAAGTAACGCTCACTCTTTGGGCGGTGTAAAGGAGAAAAGGTATGAATAACTTTGACGTTGCAAATATCGCTCTTAAGGCAGTTTGCCCGAGCAATGAAATGATCGTTGACGATAAGGGAATGCCCTCTGTTATGGTCAAAATCCCTAAGTGTACTTGGGCAGACCTCGGCATCGGTACTTCTACCGAAACATTCCCCGCGTTCATCATCAACGGCAAGGAGGTAGATGCAATCTATTTCTCCAAGTATCAGAACATCGTTCAGAACAGCCGTGCTTATTCGCTTCCTGGACAGGACCCTGGCACAGGTATTAACCTCGACACCTCCATTTCGAGATGTGCCGCAAAGGGAGAGGGATGGCACTTGCAGACACGCCTTGAATGGATGGCTATCGCTCTTTGGTGTTTGAAGAACGGTTTTACACCGAACGGAAACAACAACTACGGCAAAGACCATTCCGAGAGCATCTACAAGGCAATTCCTACGTACTACTACGAAGGAAAAGTTGGCCGTGTGGCAACAGGAACAGGACCTCTCACTTGGTCGCACAACAACGCTCCCGATGGCATTTGGGATATGAACGGTAACGTATCCGAGTGGGTCGGCGGTATTCGTATGGTAAAAGGAGAGTTGCAGGTCATTTCGCACGACGGCGAGACCTTCGGCAATGATGCTGCAGACCCCGACAACAGCCAGAGCGCGACATCTTCTTTGTGGTGCGCTATCGACGGTACCACAGGCGAGCTTATCACGCCCGATGGAAACGGAACAACAGCGAACAGCTTGAAGCTTGATATGATCGACTCCAAGTGGCAGTGGGTAACCGGCGCACTTACCGATAGCCAGGACACATACAGATACACCGTATTTGCAAATGTGACTTGTGCCGACACGGTTTGCGAGGCGGCTATGAATATCCTCCGCGCTCTTGGCTTCTTGAAGCTCGATGGAGTGGAGGCAGCTGCTTATAAGAGCGATCAGTTCTATTGCAACAACGGCAATGCCGAGCGGTCTTTCCACTGCGGCGGCACCTTTACGGTCTCGTCCGAGGCGGGCCTCTTCTGCGTCATCGGCTACAGTGGTCGTTCCAGCTCGGGCAACAGCATTGGCTTCCGTGCCGCTTTTGCAGAACTGCCTACTGCTTAACTGTGTTCTGCTTGGCTCCGCGGTAGCGGAGCCTTGCTCCCAAAGTCCGCTGAGCGAAGCGAAGCGGAGCGTCGATTTTTTATAAAATAACGTATTTCGTTATTTTTCAACAATAGCCTGTAAAACCTCTCAACATCTGCTATAATAGCAAGGAGCGCAAGTTTTCGGGAGGATCGGGTATGGCAGAAGAATTGAAGCTACTCCAAAAGATATTTGATATGATGGAGTATGGATATCTCGCACTCGCCCAATTTCCGAAATCAGAAAAGTTCGCTCTCGCAACCGACATCAAGCGTTGTATGGACGTAATGCTTGAACGGTGCATTGAGGCTCAAAAGAAGTATTACAAAAAAACTACTCTCCAAGACCTCGATGTAGAGATAATGAAGCTCAAAGCGTACCTGCGCTTATCTCACAATCTCGGTTTTCTCCCTCTCAAAAAATATGAGGTGTGGAGCGAAAAGGTTGTGGAAATCGGCAAGATGTTGGGAGGGTGGCTGAAAACCGTCCACAGCGACTCCAAGACATAAGGAACAAATCGTCACGGTCTTTCAACTGCGGTGGCAACTGGAACAACTCGTCCAACGCGGGCGTTTTCTACGTCAACGGCAACAATGGTCGGTCGAACACGAACACGAACATCGGCTTCCGTGCCGCTTCACCCCCACAAGTCAGATATTGTACGCCTAATGGGATGCAATCAGCACAGGGGTATAAAGGGATTTGTTTCTTCGCTTGCGCATTGAGTGCGTGAGAGAAAAATAGATAGTTGCGTATACCGCTTTGGCTGTAAAGCGCAACCCTCGGAGGAGTTGTATATGGAAAAGCACGAGCACGTTTTTGAAAGATTTATTGATTTTGAAAATTTGTATGGCGGTTATCTTCTTGCCCGGAAGAACAAACGGTACAAGAATGATGTGCTTGAATATACAGCAAATCTTGAGGAAAATCTAATCAACGCACAAAACCATCTGATATGGAAAACCTACTCCGTAGACGGTCTGCGTGAGTTCATCGAATACTACCCGAAGAAACGCATAAAAACCGTTATGCCGTTCAAAAATCGCGTGGTAAACTGTGCCGCTCACAATGTACTGTGGCCCATCTACACCAAGTCCTTTTACGAGCATAGCTACGGCTCTATCGAAGGACGCGGATCTATCAAGGCAGCCAAACAGCTTCAGTATTGGATGCAGCTCATTCGTCACTCAGGCGAAAAGTGGTGGCTCTTGAAGCTCGATGTAAAAAAGTTCTTTTTCCGCGTTCCGTATGAGGTGCAGTTGGAGTATCTTGGCAAGCCTTTGAACGACCCCGATATGATGTGGTTTTTGGATAAGGCAATACGATGCGACGGTCGGGCGTTCGGTCTCCCTCTCGATGCAAACGACGTTACGGACTGTGAGCGAATAGCAGGGATAGGAATGCAGGTCGGCAGCTTGATTTCACAAATGACCGGCAATGTGGTCTTAACTCCGTTAGATCACTACATAAAGCGCGAGCTTCGCGTTCCGTACTACATACGTAATATGGACGATATGATTGTGCTCGTTCCGAGCAAGGAGCAGGCGCACGAAGTTCGCGGCAGAGTTGAGGACTTTCTATACGAAAGGCTTGGACTCAATCTCAATTCAAAAACAGCGGTTATGCCATACGACGAGGGCGTTGAATTCGTCGGACGGCGCATTTGGCCGCACAAGCTCCAACTCCGCAAATCGACCTCGCTTCATATGAAGCAACACTTGCGGTACGTTATGGACCATTACTCAACGGGAGAAATCTCACTCGATTATGCTCTTGACGTCATAACAAGCTATCTTGGACTTATGAAGCATTGCGATTGTGATGCCCTACGGAATAAAGTGCTGGACGATTTTGTGTTGGTTCGGCACTATGCCGAAGAAAATTCAATATCACGCCCCGACATCTGATCGGGCGTTAGAGCCACGGTGAAAACCGCGGCTTTTTTATTGCAAAGGACGCGACAATACAATATCGGAGGTGCAGAGTTGATAACTTGGCAGTCATTCATTGATGCTTTCGGCAACATCACAGTTCTTGATGTTGCTATTTTTATTGCGGCAATAGTATTCCTTATCTTGTGCTATCGCAAGGTCAAGGACTATCTTATTGCCAAACACGACGCGGATAAGCTCCGTGACGAACAACTGAAAGAGGCTTTAACGGCCGTACGGAAATATCCCGAATACCGCAAGCAAAGTATTCAGATCCAACACGAGCTTGAAGACGAAAACTGCGCGGTCAGAAAGGACATCCAGGCACTCACCAAGCGCATTGAAAAAATGGAAGAGGACACCAAGCGCCGTGAGCGAAATAAGATCCGCGACAGGCTCTTGCAGAATTACAGGTATTATACCAATACCGAAACCAATCCCACGCAATCGTGGTCGAGGATGGAAGCAGACGCATTTTGGGAGCTCTTCAAAGAATACGAAGAGAACGGCGGCGACGGATATATGCACTCCGAAGTTCAGCCGGCAATGAACAAGCTCACCATCATAGAACACGAAACCAAATGATAATTAGCGGGTGCGCAACGCTGATTATAAATACCAAAAAAGAAAAGAGGTAACCCCAAATGTTGAACTATTCAGCAATTCCCGTAATCGTGGTTATTTGCTACATCGCAATCACCGCGATCAAGACCACCAAGATCAACAGCAAATTCTATCCGTTGATCTCCTGCATCCTCGGCGCACTTCTCGCGGCGGCGATGTTTTTCATCTTTCCCGAATTCATTGGCGCGGCAACGCTTGCCGCGGCAATTATCTCGGGAGCTGTGTCCGGACTCGCGGCAACAGGTACCAATCAGGTATTCAAGCAGTTGCTTAAAGCAGCCGAGAACGGCGAGGATTTGTC